CTTGCATTTGATTTGGCATAGAATGATAAAGTAAAAGCTCTTGTTGTTGTGCTTGTTGCTTTAAGTTGTTGGCAATCAAAACCCTCACCTCTATATTGTATGATTAATGCTTCACCTGCTGCTATAGAGGTATCTGCTGTTGTACAATCAATTTTTAATGCGTTTGAGAAACCCTCTAAATCTGTGACAGCAGATTGTGACATAGTAAATCTACCTGCTGAATCAGCATTTTCAACCATGTAATATCTATCTAATGTAAAGTAACCAGAGGCAGCACCTAAACCTGTTTCTGATGTGCTTCTTTGTGCTATTTGCATTGCACCATTAATTATGATGTTTTTTCTACCAATCTGTGAATTACTTAGGACTTCACCCATCTTTGCTAATTCTGCTGCTTTGGTCATGCTAAATCTCCAAATGTTGAGTTAGAATTACCTGTGTGGTCGGCTCTTGTTCCTGCACTATTAGTGGTTACACATTGATAACTGCTAGTATTTGTAGGATTAGTTTCAGATATTCTTCCTCCTGCGTCTTGGTTTAACATTCCACCAGCAGAGACTACTGCATAATCCAAAGCAGACATTGCACTACTGTAGTTAGGAGTAAAATCTCCTGCTCCAGTATCTGTAACACTAGAAATGTTGTAGCTTCCTGTTACAGCAGGTGTTACTTGATTGTATTGAAGCCAAGCCTTTGCTGTACCCTGATTAACAACAGACATAGCAGTAGAATTATTACTACTTGCATCTGTTAATGTGTTTACTCTTAATATACTAGCCATTATGCGAGGTCTCCGTGTACTTTGCTGTTATTGGGGTTGTCTGCAGCAGATTCATTATCGTCATAAAGTTTAACTACAAATGTTCCTGTAGTCCTTGAAGATTGTATTCCATATCGTCTACCACCACCTGCACCTGTTACGGAGACAGCAAAGTTTGCATTACTCATATCATTTGCAATTGCATAAGTATAATTACCAGTGCTATTGTCTGTTCCAGAAGCTATATTAAAACTATCAGTCAAAGAAGCATCATCACCACCTAAAACCCAAGCCTTTGCCAACCCTTGTTGCAGATTAGTTGTTGTACTATTGCCTTCACCTGTAACAAGTATAGAACCTGCTGTGGTTACACCTGTAAATTTATCTACTTTAAGTTCACTAGCCATTATGCGAGGTCTCCGTGTACTGTACATGCAAAAAAATTACTATCCGCAGCAGCATTTTGCCGTCTTGAATGGAGGTTAAAACTACCAGCAGCATGATTATAACACCCTGAATAGAGACCATATGAAGCAGAAGTGTAAGCGGAATTTGCAGCAGTTGGAGTTGAATATTCAATACTACTCATATCGTTATTAATGTTGACTGTGTGGTCTCCCGTCCCATTGTCTGTCATACTTGTTAAGTTAAAAGAATCTCCTACTCCAGTAGTACCAGTTCCTGACAAAGATGTAGGATTTATTTCAACCCAACATTTAGCCATTCCTTGCACAGCATTTTGTGTAGTAGTGCTGTTTTCAGACACATACGTAGATGTATTACCTATCTTAACATTCGTGCCACCTGACCCTGCTTTATCTACAATGGTATCTACATTTAATTGACTTGTCATACGATACTCCAGTAGCCATTAACAGTAACAGTTGCTGACTGTGTTATAGGACCTGCACTTACACCATTCTCATCACTATCTATTGTAATGTCTGCACTTATTGTCTGTCCGTTTAATCTAATAATACTATTATTACCCTTGAAAGGATACCTCGTATCTGCTTCTGATTTTGTATAACTATCTGCTACAGAAAAAGTATCATACACGACCATTTCTACTATGTCGTTCAAACTCGCTGCTTGGACTAATACAACAGTTGTGCCAGTGGTTGCAGTGTAGTCATCTCCCGGCACTAACAAAATACCATTTTGATATACATCCATGTACAGACTATCGTTGTAACTTAGTGATAGTGAGTTGGCATCTGATCCACTAAAACTAGTTTGTGAAGCGGTGGCTTGATACTGAAACCTGCTTCTTACACCAAAATTTTCTGAACGACCTATGTATGGCATTATGTGTCTCCAAGTCTTATTACTACAAAACCAGTTCTTGATGAAGTAGAGCTACCATTTAATTTTGTATTAGTAGCCATACTTGCTGTTACAAATTTAAACTTATGAGTTGTTGTATTAGTTACATCAAATAAAAAGAAATTTGAACCACTTTGATTTGTAGTTGAACCTCCCCCACTACTGCCACAACTAGTTATTGATGCAGTGTTGAAATTAGAATTATCTGTAGTGATGTCTAATGTAAGTGACCCTGAACCATCATTGTTGGTCATAAACATTTCTGCTGTAAATATAATTAAATGTATTCCAGTACTTGCAAAACTAAAAACACCAGAACTGTCAGTTAACCCAGTTCCAATACCACCCCAACCAGAGGTGTCAACTCTTTCCCATGTGCCAGTAACGTCTGCATTTGAGCCTTCATTTGTAGAGCCTGTTAATCTCCACTGGTCTGCCATAGTAATAAAATTACCGACTGTTACACCACTAATGCCACTGCCTATTATTTGAGTTAAAGCCATCCGTTACTCCTATGCGTATGGACTATCACCTAATACACTTGTGTCCCAAGCTGCTTTTAACTTTGCAATAGTGTCTGCATCTGTGATTGCCTTTGCAGCAGGTGCATCTCTTAATGCTTTTTTCTTTGTAACACTAGCTGCTTGTGCAGAACTATCTCCAGCTTCTAGTGCTTTCATATAGACTACATCTTCTTCATCAAGCAAAGGCTTTCTAACTTCCCTAATCTTATCTTGAAAAATTTTTTTAGATTCAGCTAGATCTTCTGTTATGGTTTTGCCAGATAATGTCCAAGCATTTCTGAAATGTCTATCTGATGGCACTGTTGCATCTGATGCTGCAATAGTATTACCATCTTTATCTACTATGTTGGTTGTTGCCATTTAAGCCACCTCATCTTTCTGTATGGTTAGTTCTTCGTTTATCTTCCAAGCATTTCGCCATACTCTAGTGCTAGGAAGTTGGTTCTTTCTGCATATAACCATTCTTGGTTTGTTTGCTTTATCATAGTCTCTCCACACTCTTTGTGGAATATCTTTCATAATTAAATACTCTATAGCTCTTTCTTCTGTCATTGCCTCAATCGGTTTTGTGTTATGCAACAAATAACCTCTTGTATGCTTTACAAAATCTGGCTTTGCCTCATCCTTTGCTAACTCCCAGTATACTTCAACTGGTGGTAATATACCACCTTGCAATGCACAAGCCATCCAATTAGGGTCAGGGTGTGTAACCTTTGCAGGTTCATCAGGTGTCTCTGGGTCTTCCCATACAACACAATATTCTGTTCTATAAGGCTCTAGCTTTTCTTTTGCCCAACACAATCTATCCCAAAGATGTGTGCCTTGAAATTTAGGTGTTTCTATTGTCATCATATCTCCTATGCCAAATCACTCACAACTTGAATTCCTATATCTGTGCTATCCTCACCTGTATTTGCATTAATTAAACTTTGTGCCCTTGCTTGTGATGTTTTCCCATCATTAGCTAAAGTAGTTCCGTGAACATAATTACCTGTGTTTCTCAATCCTATTGTTGTAGTGAAAAAAACATCTGCCATGTTATTTATAAACGTAACATCGGATATACCTGTTCCATTATCAGTATGTGAGCTTGAATTTAAACTATTATTAACGACAGGTGTGCTTTGTGTAATGTGTGCATACATTTTTGTTGAGCCACTAACTAAGTAGTCAGTGTCCACCGACCTTGAACCTGTACTAGCTTTGTTTAATGTACTTCCAATCTGCCCACTTGTCTGTAATGTATCAAATGCTATTGTTCCGTTTGCCATTATGCTAGGTCTCCATGAACTGCTGTGTTTACTACATCCATATCATTTGCACCACCATCTTCATGTCTAAAAGTAAATCTATACGAACTAGCATTTTTATTAACTCCTCTTGTACACATAAAAGAGTTATAATAACTACTTGTTGCTCCTATATTACTGCCTACAGCAACATAATTTATACTACCCATATCAGTAGCCATAGTAACACGATAATCACCAGTAGCATTATCTGTTAAGCTAGAAAAATTAAAACTATCAGCACTAGCAATTGTTCCTGTTCCATCAAAAACACACCAACTCTTTGCCAACCCTTGTTGAATACTTGTCTGATTACTACCCTCACCTCTAATAGTCAACGAGTTTGCACTTGCACTAACTACAGGTGTTGAGCCAATGGTTATGGTTGTTGCAGTGGACTTGCCTGTGATTGTGTCTAGTATTACTTC